AGGAATTGGTAGGTGTAGCAAGACCAGTAATAGTAGCCGATGTACCACTATCCATATCCAATGCACCAGAGATGGTTACATTGTTGAACGTAGAAGTCCCAGAGGCAGCCGTTACGTTACCTGTGACATTGCCTGTCAAGTTACCAGTTACGTTACCTGTTACAGCACCTGTGTGAACCCCTGCTGTGTTACCAGTTACTGCACCTGTCAAACCACCAACAAAGCCTGTAGAGGCAGTTACTGTCGTTCCTGTAATAGCTTGGGCAGATGAGCCACCAATCACAGCACCATTGATTGTTCCACCAGTAATAGTGGCAGACGCTGATGTGAGTGGGCCTGAGAAGCCCGCAGTACCCGTCACAGTACCTGTCATGGTAGACGTACCAGTAACCGCTAAGTTACCACCTACAGTTACGTTGTCAGCAGCAGAACCATCTTGAAAGTTCTTCAACTGAGCCATCAATTGACGAATAGCGTTGTTGACTAAACTCGGAGCCATGCCCTCCGCTAAGTTAATACTGTTAATGTCAGTATTGCTATTAGCGGTACTGCTGTATTCTGAAATCTTGGTCTTTGCCATGTTAGTCCTTATTGGATACCCAAAAGATTACGCTGTTCTTGGTCTAAGTCTTCAATAGACAATAGACCCCTAGCTGTTGTTGGTGTAACAGCCCTAAATGGACTACCAATTGTTTGCGGAACTCCACCAGTACGCATCATGTTAGTCAAGTCCTCTACGCTACCTCTACGCATATTAGTAGCAGCCATACGAGAACCAGCAGCACCAATAGTCAAAGGAATTGCGACCATCGGTGCTACATAAGCACTACCAATACTAAGTCCAACTGGAATTGCGCCAGTAGGTGCAAAGCGTCCAAAAAACTTTAATAGATTTTGAGTCGTTCCACCTTTAGCGGCTTGCTCAATAGCAGCTTGCTCATCCTTGGTAAAAACTCGCATTTTCTTGTCATTCTTGGCAAGTTGACGTAATTGTTTAGCAAGTGAGTTTTCTTCACCAGACTGAGTAAATTTACTCTTATCTAGTTTAGCTTCGTTAAGCATATCCTCAAAGACTTCAGACTTCTTCATTCTTGAGTAAGCATTACGAGCCTCAGACCATAACTGAGTTGCGTTTTTCATATCCCCAGAAATAATTGATTCTTTAGGGACAGTCATCAAGTAATTATCGTATTCATCTAAAAGAATAGATGCCATTCGTCTTTCTTCTGGCTCAATACTCTTTTGACCAACACGAATCATCTTACGCAAAGCCTGAATTTCAGTCCAATCTTTAGGTTGAGCAGTAGCTGTTAATTCATCAATAGCACCAGCAACTTTTGGAAATCCAATTGGTGTATATCCTTCTTCTCTCAATCCTTTTGAAATCTTGTCCATTGCCTCAACAAACTCATCAGATTTTAATTGAACACCAGATTGTTTTAATTGGTCATATCTGTCTGTGGCAATTCTGTCTAATGCCTGAGAAGACAATGCTTGCTCTTTTTGAGGACGCTTAACGCTACCAGCAGCACCTGTTGCTAATGTGGTAGCTGCGCCATACAAAGGATTACCAGTAGCTTCTGTAACTGTTTGACCTGTCATAACAGCCGTAGGAGACACAATTGCTTGAGTCTTAGGCGCAACTGCTAGTTGCTCTGTAACTGCACGAGTCACAGGAGATGCGGCAGTTGTAGATGCTTTAATCAATGCAGGAATAGTTCTAGCAACTCCTGTCATTGCTTCTAATCCACCACCAACAACTCGCTCAGTTGGTGTTTGTGTCTCTGGCGCAGCAGGAACACCCGCTTGTGTCATCAAGTTTTGAATAGCTTGAGATGCTGGAATGAGACGCTTGTCAGTAAATGGAGAAGCAATTACGTTTAATAACGCATTGACAGCATCAGCAGCAGGAACAGCTATTGAGCCAGCAAGAGCACTTAATGGGCCTCCATACGAGCCAATACCTGCGCCAGCCAATGTTGGTGCTACAGCACGATAGACTAAGCCTGCGCCACGCTCAAATGATTCTTTAAGAGTCGGAGATTTTGGTTGAGCATTTTCCAACTCATACCTACGTCTAAACTCAAATTCTTCTGTTTCATCCATGATTAGCCCTTATTACCTTGTTGGGTAAGCCAATTTTTATATCTCTGCTCTTTATCAGGTGAATATTGGAATGGAGATGTTTCAGTTTGTTGCTTAGGTGCAACTGGCTCAGGCATTGGTGCTGTTTTAGAGCCTTTAACTTCAGCACGACCAGCCATAATTCCCAAATCTTGTTCAGCTTTTTTTCTTGCTCGTTCTTTAAGTTTTACAGTAGCCGCATCATCGCCGAACACAGGGAAGAATGTTTTGTTATTAAGTTCAACTTCAGGGAGTGTTGCAGCAGCACCAGTTTTAACACGCAAGTAAGATTCAGACCATTGGTTTGCTGCTTGCTTATATTGTTGAATCTTAGGGTCAATAACAATATTACCCATGCCACCAGCACCCATAAATTGAGCCTGATTTGTTCTATTTGCCATATCAACAGGGCCAAGCGATGAAATCGTATCAGACGCACCTTTCATTTGCTCTTGGAACAAACTTGCTTTACGTTCACTTTCTGATGACACATTTACATTTGTAACGGGACGCTTTTGCTCTTGTAAAACAAGATATGCTTTTTGTTCTTTTGGAGTTAATTTATTAAAATCTTTAAACTCTTTAATTGAACTAGCATCTGCATCAGGTGCTGTATAAAGAACGCTCATATTGTCTTTATCAAGAACAACATTGCCAACAGTTACAGTATCACGCTTCTTATTTCCAGCAACTAATTTAGGAGGCATACCAGCAGAAATCTCATAAAGCGCACCATTAACTTCTTTGTATTCTGGTTGCAAATCTTTAAGTATTTTTCTGCCTTCAGCAGAACCTACAAGTTGTGGCGCAGCACGAGCCAAATCAAATCTAGGCTCAGTTATGCCTTCACCTTGACGCTGACCCATTATGTCCTCACCATAAATCTCTTGAGGCTTGGTTGCAGCTTGGATAACACCTTGAATTCGTTGCTGTTCAGCTAATTGTTGTTGCTCTAACTTACGCTTACGAACCATGTCAGCCAACTGAACATTCTGTAACTGGCTTTGCAATGTGTCTTGCATACCACCCTTATAGGCTTTCTGACCTAGTTGCAAACCTTCAGCAATAGACTGACCAGTATTCCCACCTGCAAACAATCTACCAGCTAATGCGTAGAGTGCTTGTGCTTGTGCATCGTCACGATTACGAGCAATGTCAGTAGGTGACATACCCAACAGACCCATTGTGTCTGCACCGCTAGTACCGAAAATGTCTAATAGTCCAGCCATGTTAGATTCCTAATTGTGCCAAAGTAGCATTAGATGCAGCACCTAAACCACCAACATCAACAAAGTTGCTAGGAGTAGAACCAAAACTAGATAACCAATTTCCTATATTTGGAGAACCTAGATTCTTATACAAGCCACCACCAACAGCCGCAATGCCTAATAGGTTTTGCAATGTAGATGTATCAGCAGAACCACTAGCAGTAGACTGACCTACTCGTCCTAATGGGTTTCCATAGACAAGTGATAGATAGTTCTGTAAGTTCTGTTGGGGTTGGTTTTGTAAGAAGTTAAAACGCTGAATATCAGCACCCAACTGTTGACCTTGGTAACCTTCACGAATCTGACCTGCTTGCAACATTTGGTTAATGTCTTGATAGTCAGCACCAGCCATTTGAGGCGCAGCCATCGTAGCTTGTTGCTGACGATTACGCTCATCAGCGTAGTTCTGATAAGCCAACTGTCCAGCAGTATTAGCTAATTGTTGACCAAATGCACCAGTTGCTCTGTCTTGTAAAGAACCCATAGCACCAGAACCATAACGACCTGCAAGACTAGCCTTGGATGCAATATCACCTAAAGTAGTTTGAAACTGAGTCTGCGCTGCTTGTGCAGCAGGTTGGAAAGCACCTTGAAAGAAAGGGTTTCCACCTAGAAAGCCACCAGAAACTGTGTTCTGTAGCTGATTCTGTGCAGACTGAAGTAAGGGATTACCCAAAGAAGCACGAGCCTCAAGAGCCTGTAGACCAGTTTGAGTGGTAGTGCTAGGGCTTACATAAGTCTGACCACCATAGTACTGAGGCCCACCGCCCTGATAGGCTTGCTGTGCTTGCTGTAAGCCATACGAAAGGTAGGGCTGAATTGTTGGGTCAATTGACGATGTGGTAGTAGTAGCCATCTTTTACTCCTAGAGTTTCGGATTCCAAGATGGGTCATCCACGGAATCCATTATACATAAATTATTAAAATCAACCAATAATTGCATATTTATACGTCTTATTAGCCGTTGAATTTGCAAAGTGGGTAATCGTAGCCGTACCTTGTCCTTGGGAACTAGCATAGATATTCGTTGAGGCAGCAAGTGACACTAAGTTAACAGTCGCTATCACAGAGGGCGTAGATGGTCTAGTAGGGCTTGTTCCAGCAACATAATGCTCAATAATTACACCAGTATCTGACGCTCTCCACATCAACTGGATGTAGTCATTAGCTACCAAATTTACATAAAAGTTCATTGCACCAATCAAGTGATATGGGTCACCAGATGCTTTTCTCTGGGCTAAACCAAACCTACTATTTGAGCCAGTTATATCTGTGCCATTCTTTCTAAACCAAATATCAGCATCTTGTGAGTCGTTTGTTGTGTTTTTCAGTTGGATAGAAAACTGTATGTTATACAACCCTGCTGCTTTTACATTCAACCTAGAACTATTTGATAAAGTAACCCCATTGGAGAAGTCTGTTGTGTCAAAAGTAATGGGATAGGCAGTCGTTGTATTAGCTACAGTCTGGTCTGTTCCGTCTTGAAAAGCACCATAAGGCGCAGAATCAGCAAAAGCAGCAGCAGAGGCAGGGACAAAAATAATAACGCTGTCTGGGCCTATCCTTCTGTCTGTCAAAGTGGTAGTTAAAGCACCACCAGTTGCTAACGTCAAAGTCCCTGTGTTATTGGTCTTGCCATCCATGATTCCACGGACAACCTCTGCCACAGCCCTCTGGTCACCACCAAAAGCAGGGAGACTTCTAAACATTAGCGAACCCCTTGACCAACAACGTCAACGTCCACAGCCACAGCGTTCTTCCAATCTGCGCCAGTAGGCACAACTTGAATACGATGGTAACGCCCTGCGCTACGCAAAGAAACCCTGTTCTCTGAGTCAGCAGCCACAGCAGTACCAAAGGTAACGTCTTGGCTTAACAATGTGCGAGAGGCTACAGCTATCGTTGCTGAACCATTGTCTACCTGTGGACGAGCCAAAGTGACCACGGATGGCCCACCCAAATCAATGTCTCCAGTAGCAATCTGCCCCGTAAGAGGCTGACCTGTATATGTGTAAACCTTTGCGCCTAGCGTACCACCAAGGAAATACTTACCACCTACATAAAGGCGTGAGTCAAGACTTGTTGTCAATGCGTCAATAGATGCGTTAATGCTATCTAATTGCTCTAAAGTTACAGCAGTCGTAGATGCCTCAGATAAGTAATCAGTACCTGCGTCTGCATAAGTCCATCTCTTTGTAGCAAAGTTGTAAATGATTAGTTTACGATTTCCGTCTGTAGCTACATAGTTCCAAATAACCAGTTTGCGAATAGGGTCAACAGCAGCAGACATAGAACCATAATCAGATTCTGATGCGTCATCAATAAAGAATCGGTCAACTTTCTCGCTGCCAATTGGCTGAACAGTCTGACCATCACACAGGTAGAAACCATCATCCGATAGGAAGAATGTAACGCCTTGGTACTGAGCAATAGAGCCTGCAACCATACATCCCTTATTACGAGAGATGTTGTCAAACTGGAATATGAACGGAGTCCCAACATAGGTCATTCGGCTAATGGCTCTTTCTAAGAACACCAAGCCAAACTCACCACCACGGATTCCCACAATCTGTCCACCATCAGGAATGTCCTGATAATCAGACTGTGTGTTTACATTCTCTACCCAATCAGTTTCATCGTTTAAAGCAGACCATCTAACACGATATTGTTGCTGAGTAGTCTCTAGCGTATTAGCGCAAACAACAAAGTCACGCACCACAGTAATAAACTTAGCAATTGGGGCAGATGCACTTAAATTAGCAAAAGACGTAGATGTTCCTAGCGTCCATGCTTGTAGTACGTCAGCATTGTTAGTTGTTATTACTCGTGTACCAAACTGAGTAAACCTAACCCTATCGTTAATGCCAGTAGTCATTCCTGTCTTAACTTGAGTCAATGCGCCAATACCACTTACTGTAAAAATCTTAGATGCGCCAGAAGTAAACAACTGGGTTGTCGAGTCTGGATTCTTGGCAGCGTACAAAGACACTAGGTCTTCGGTAGCAGTACCAGTAAACGCTACAGGACTAGGAAAAGGGCCATACCCCACAGCCTGAGACACTACATTTTTAGCGTCAGTCAATGCGCCAGTAATACCTGATTGGTCAGGCATCCACTCACCTAGTTGTATTCTTTGTGTAGGCATATCAGATGTATGTGTTACGCATTGCTATTGGAACGCCAGAGAATTGACCCTTCTCGTCAGAGCGAGTCAATGAACTCATAGCCCTATCAAACATAGTTCCCCATGTGTTAATACGAGCATCATTCATCAAGTAAGGCTCTGCCTCAAGCAAAGCAGCATACAAGAGCAAGTCAGGACAAACAGTCAAAAATGTATTACTTGTATTCGATGTACTCAAGAACGTAGGCGCAGCAGAATACACAAGGTTTAATGTGTAGTTGCTATCAGGAATAGGTGCTAACTTAAATGTGGTAGACAAGACTGTGTAATCCAATGGCTTACCTGCGTCCATGCTTCGTGAGTTACGAGAGAACAAAGACGGAGATTCATAGTTCAATGGAAATACTGGATTACCTGCAACCACAAAATCTTTTATTTCTAAGAAGTCAGATGGGATAGTAACTGTTGCTGTCCCTGATGTGCAGGTCAGCGTTGTAGACGTTAACATCTGGCGAATACGCAAGTCTCTGCGTAAGCGTACTTCTGCCAAACGGATAAAGTCTGGAATCTGCGTTGTTAGGTCTGTACGAGCCAAGTATTCTGCAATAGTTGTCTGTAGTTCAGCATAGGTAGTAAAACTCATACAACTCCTGTTCTAGTGCGCCATGCACGATTCATTGGGTCATTTAACCAAGCAGCAAAACGCTTGTCATCAAGAACAGCAAAGCCACGCATGATTCCAGCTTTGTTCAAGTCATCAATGACTGTCATTGGAATAGATGCAACCTTGTTACCAAACAATTGGTCAGACCATCTTGCTCTCTCGTCATACGAGTTATATTCTTTTTTATTCTGCTCAACAATGTCAGTAACATCCTGACGAGTCTGAATAACGATACCGCCCTCACCATCAGCATGGACAGCAGTTTCACGAAAGTTGTTAGGGTTTTGCATGGCCTAATTCTATCAGTTTGAGTAGAAAAGAAAATGCCCCAGAGGTTTAAGTCTGAGGCATCTTTTGGGTTACACCAGATTAAGGCGTAATGTCGGCAATGATGCCGTGTGCAGCTTCGTTACGAACTTCCAATGTGTACTCAGCCAACAACTGTGTAGATTCGTTGTCACCAGTAACAGCCAACTCGTTGGTCTGGAAAGGACGCAGATAAGCTACAGCAGCCATGTCAGGGTCAAGGATGAACGCTGTTTCGTTACATGAGTTAGTAGAAGTCATAAATCTGTTGGGAACAACAGAAATTGAACCAAAGTCGCTCAAATAAACATCGGCCGCAGAAATGATAGTCGTAGGCGTATTGGCAGGGGCCATGAAACGCTGTGCAGCGATACCAGTAAAGGCAGAAACCAACTGCTTGTGAGCAGGGTTGACCATCAATACTTTAGGATTACCACCAGCAGCGTACACTTTACGAACAACAACTTTCAAGATGTCTTCTGTGAAAGTGCGGTTTGTGCCATCTGTACGAGCAGTAGTGCCAGAAGCACCAGCAACGCCAGAAGTACCACCATCATAGTTGGTGTTCAACCATGCTTGCAGACCACCCAATTTACGAGCAGTAGAAGAATTGCCGTTAGCAGCAACTTGGTTGCTCAACAAGGAAGTCTCCATGTCCCGCTTAATTTCGGCCGATGCTTTCGCCAATTGGTAGGCTTTTTCTGATTTGCGGCCTGCTTTATCCACGCTCTGCAAAGTGCCAGAAATCTTGATAGTCTTCTGTGCAATCTGAGTGCGGTTTCCTACACGAGTAGTAGGAGACATAGTGGCATCAGATGCCGTGGCCCCTTCAACAGTAAAATTATCTAAAGTTGCGGCCGCTAACGAATCCGTTTGCCACTCGTGCAGAACAGCAGTAGCTTTAGTCTTGCCAATAGAAGACATAAAGGGGACATCTGTTGGTGAAATCGAGTAGATAACATCCGAGAGGTCTTCACGCATACCGATTGCGGTATATGTTTGATAGGTAGCCATAATTTAATACTCCAAAATTTAAAAGAATCGTTCAAATGCTTTGGCAGCGTCTGAGACTTTTCCTGTCTCACGCAACCTTTGCATAACCTGTTTATCAGGTGAAGACCTGTTAGGAGGCGCAGAAGTCCCAGAACGCATCATCTTGGGAGCAGCTAAAAGTTTCTTGGTTAACTCTGGTTTGCTCTTTTGAAGTTGCTCATACTTCATTGCCTTATACAAGGTCTGCACAGCACGACTGTCATACACGGAACCGAGTTCTTGGTCAGTCCAGCCTACAGATTTCGCATAGTCACGGATTTGTTTCCGAACCGCATCACCCTGTGGCGTAGCTAACTCAGGAATCAGACTCACTAGCTTTTCAGATTCTTGACGGAGATGATTTTGCAAAGAGGATTGATGCTCGGCTTGTTGCTGTTGGGCAATGCGTTGCTGTTCATTCCTGACTACTGCAATTTGTTTCTCACGCTGACTCTGTTCTGCTACCGCTACCGCATAACCGATAGGGTCTGTTTCCCTTAGAACATCTAAATTCACACCCTGACTTTGCTGATTTAGGAAGCTATCCAAAGCCTGCAATT